CACTGAACATGATGTAAATGCTATTGTTTACAAATATGAACTTGGTGGAGTTTCTTTAAGAAGACTTAATAAAACACACACTATTAGTTCAAATCAAATTGATATTGATAGTTATTATATTGAGTTTGATAGAACTTTAAATGGGTATAATAGGAGTGCAGATAATACTCCAACTGATGCTCCTCAACTTTCATTTAATAACGAACAAATTTCTGGAGGAAATAATATAAAGGCAACAGAAAATATTCAATTTAATACTATTGTACCTCATTTGGATATTTTAAGTCCCGGAACTACTAGTGCAAATGCTCAAATTAGAACAGTAACTGGAACTAGTGTAAGTGGTTCTGAATTATCATTTGCAGATAAAGGATATGAATCAATTCAAATTGCATCTGAAAATTCTTTGGATTCAACCAGAATTATATGCTCTAACATAAATGAACAAACATACTTATCCGCGCTACCAAGAAAAAAATCTTTTACTTTAAAAGTTGACTTAAGTACTCCAGATTCAAATCTTTCTCCAATGATTTTCTGGAAAGATTCTTCAGTGGAACTGAGAAATAATAGACTCAACCAACCAATTAAAGATTATGCGACGGATAATAGAGTTAATAGTATTTTAAATGACCCTCATGCTGCAATTTATGTATCTAATACTGTTAATCTCTCAAAACCAGCAAAATCACTTAAAGTTATAATAAGTGCATATAAACATTCATCAGCAGATTTTAGAGTTTTATATAGTTTGATTCGCCCTGATTCTAGTGAAGTTGAGCAGTCTTTTGAATTATTCCCTGGTTATACGAATCTAACTATAGATAATAATAATGATGGGTACTATGATGTTGTAGATCCATCTAAAAATAATGGGTTGTCTGACACATATGTACCATCAAGTCTAAATAATCAATTCCTTGAGTATGAATTTAGTGCAACTAATCTTGGATCTTTTACTGGTTATACTATTAAAATAGTATCTTCTGGAACGGATCAGTCTCATGCACCTCGATTTAAAGATTTAAGGAGTATTGCTTTAGCATGATGATACCAGTAAAAGGGCATCCAAATCTTTATCGTGATGAAAATTCAGGAGCGATAATAAATTGTGATGATCAAGCATATAATCAGTATATTAATAGTATTAACAATCGCAGAAATCAACAATTGCAAATAGAAAATTTGCAAAAAGATGTAGATGAAATTAAACAATTATTAAAGGAGTTATTGAATGGATCCAAATCAAATTAATTTAGAATCCATGGATAAATTATTTGAATATGAAAAACATGTTCGAATAATTAATGAATTAAAAGAGGATGATTTAAAAAATTTTGCGAAACTTTATTGTAAATTATATTTAAAGCAACAAGAAGTTATTTCTTCCCTCACCTCTTTATAGATATAAATAAAAAGTAGGTCTCATAGAATAAATGGCAGCTGTATATGTCAATAATCTTGTAATTAATGCCGGAACAAATTTCTCTCAGACTTTTAATTTAGAATCTGGTGATACTAATTCTCCTCTTGATTTAACTGGTTATACAGTTTCCGCTCAAATGAGAAAATATGCCGGAAGTTCGACGGCAACTACTTTTACTACAGATATTGTGTCTCCAGGGACACTAGGGAAAATTATCATCTCTTTAACGCCAGAACAAACAACTAATCTAAAACCAGGAAGATATGTTTATGATGTGATTATTACTCAAAGCACCACTAAAACTAGGGTCATAGAAGGAATGGTTCTTGTGAGAGAGGGGGTAACCAGATAATGTCTGACATTAGAGTTAGGGTTGGACAACAAAATGCAGTAAAAATACTATCATCTTTTTCTGGTGGATCTGTTTTTTCGGAAAATGCAAAAAATGCAACTAATGTAATAGGTGGAATTGCATCAGTAACACAACTAAATGTTAGTGGTGTTTCGACATTTGTTGGTGTAGCGACTTTTAAAAATGATGTCTATATTGACGGTGATTTAAATTTTGATGAATTTACGGCGAGAAATGGAAATATCACAGGAATTCTCACTGTATCTCAATCATTTTATTATACTCCCGGTCAATCTTATGGGGTAGCATATTTTGACAATAATGATCAGTTAGTTTCTACTGGCACTACCGCATCAGCAATATCAGAAACTAATTATATACTCTCAACAAATTCTTCTGGTATACCTACTTGGTCAAATGTAATAGATGGAGGATCTTACTAATGTCTAAACCAACAACTAGACAAGAATTAATAGATTATTGTCTAAGAAAATTAGGTTCTCCAGTTTTAGAAGTTAATTTAGCAGACGAACAAATTGATGATTGTGTAGATGATGCCTTACAATATTTTCAAGAAAGGCATTTTGATGGTGTCGAGAGAATGTATTTAAAATACAAAATAACCGAGGATGATTTAAATCGAGGTAAGGCAAAAGGTTCTGATGGTGTTGGTATTGTAACTACAACAGGTACATCAAATATTTCTGGTATTGGAACGGTCAATTTTAATTTTTATGAATCATCCAATTTCATCCAAATTCCAGATTCTGTGATTGGTATAGAAAAGGTTTTTAAATTTGATACAAGTTCAATTTCTGCAGGAATGTGGAGTATTAAATATCAATTATTTTTAAATGATCTTTATTATTTTAATTCTGTGGAACTTCTTCAGTATGCAATGGTGAAATCATACTTAGAAGATATTGATTTTCTTCTTTCTACGGATAAGCAAATTAGATTCAACAAAAGACAAAATAGACTATATTTGGATATTGATTGGAATGCCAAATCAAAAGACACTTATATAGTTATTGATTGCTATCGTATATTAAATCCAAATGATTTCACTAAAGTATATAATGATAGTTTCTTAAAAAAATACTTAACCGCCCTTATGAAAAAGCAATGGGGTTGGAATTTAATTAAAATGAGAGGAGTTAAACTTCCCGGTGGAGTAGAATTAAATGGTGAAACAATTTATAATGATGGAATCAAAGAAATAGAAGATCTACTTCAGAGAATGAGTACAGAATATGAATTACCACCATACGATTTTATTGGATAAAAATGGCACTCAACCCCTTTTTCTTACATGGTTCCCCATCTGAACAAAGACTTGTTCAGGATAATATAAACGAACTCCTCAGAATGGCAGGAATTGAAGTCATTTATATTCCAAGAAAATTTGTTAGAAGGGAATCAATCGTAAAAGAAATCTCATCATCTAAATTTGATGATAATTTCTCTATAGAAATGTATTTAAACAACACAGAAGGATATACTGGACAAGGTGATTTATTAACTAAATTTGGAGTTAACTTAAAGGATGAAGTAAATCTTCTTGTGTCAAGAGAAAGATTTGAAGATTTTATCTCACCATTTCTTAATCCCGATGATCCAGAAATAGAACTTAATTCAAGACCAAGAGAAGGTGATTTAATATATTTCCCTTTAGGTCAAAGACTTTTCGAAGTTAAATTTGTAGAACACGAGAATCCTTTTTACCAACTAGGCAAATTATTTGTATATGAATTAAGTTGTGAACTCTTTGAATATGAAGATGAAATTATTGATACAACAATTCCTGAAGTCGATGAAAGAATCAAAGAAGAAGGTTATATTACTACATTATCTTTAATTGGTATTGGATCTACTGCAACTGCAACTGCGACAATAGGTTCTGGATATATTAGAAAAATATATTTAAATGAAGATGGTTATGGATATACTAGTACCCCAACTGTTGCAATAACAACGGCACCCTCTGGAGGTACATCGGCAACTGGATATGCAACACTCATAACTTCTGGTGGAGTTACATCTGTAAAAGAAATTATTCTTACACATGCAGGAATTGGATATACAACAGAACCATTAATTACAATAACAGGAGGTGGAGGAGTTGGTGCATCAGCCACTTGTTCAATTGAAACAGTTTCAAATGGAGTCGTAAGATTTAATGTTACTGGTAATGGAACTGGATATAAGTCCAAACCCGTAATTAATATAACAGGTTATGTTGGATCAGGACAGACTGCAATTGGAATAGCATCTATCGGTACAAATAATCAAATAGTTTCAATTGGTATATCAAGTCCTGGAATTGGATATACTGAATCTCCAACTATAATGATTAGTCCGCCATCAATTATTAGTGGAGTTGGAACTTATTTGTACAATGAAATTATCACTGGGCAACAATCTGGAGCAACTGCAAGAGTAAGATCTTGGGATTATGATACTAAGATCCTCAAGGTTGCAAATATAAATGGTGGAACAGAAGGGCAAGGATTTTATGCCGGTGAGATCATAGTTGGATCTGCATCATCTGCAATATATGCGGTATCTAATAATAATCAATGGGACTTATATGATAAATATGGTGATAACCTGATAATCGAAGAAGAATCAGATCAAATTCTAGATTTTTCAGAATCAAATCCATTTGGTATCTTTTAATGTTAGGAAATTATTTTTACCACGAAATATTAAAAAGAACTTTAATTTCTTTTGCCACATTGTTTAATGACATTTATATTAAACATAAGGATTCAACTGGAAATATAATTAGTGAAATTAAGGTACCAATTAGATATGGACCTATTCAAAAGTTTTTGGCTAGAATTGAAGAGCAACCAGAATTAAATAAACCTGTTGCAATTACTTTGCCTAGATTATCATTTGAAATGACATCATTACAATATGACCCCACAAGAAAGGCAAATGTAACTCAAACATTTTGTGCTCATGATGGAAATAATTTTAAGAAAGTTTATATGCCAATACCTTATAATATTGGGTTTCAATTAAATTTGATGTGTAAGTTACAGGATGATGCATTTCAAGTTACAGAACAGATTATACCATTTTTTCAACCATCATTCAATCTTACGGTTGATTTAATTGATTCAATAGGAGAAAAAAGAGATATACCAATTATACTTGATGATATTTCATTTACAGATGATTATGAAGGAGATTTTAGTACAAGAAGAATATTAATATATACATATAATTTTACGGTGAAAACATACTT